AACGGCACCAGTCTGCAGATGGAATTTTCAATGCCTTATAGTTGGCTAATAGAGTTTTTTGGAGAACCAAACGGGCAAAGCGATGGGTACAAGACAGATGTCGAATGGGCATTTGAGCGCGATGGTGTAGTTGCCACAGTCTACAATTGGAAAGATGGCCCCAACTATACCGGAGGTGGTCGCATTGAGGATTTAACACAATGGCACATTGGAGGCCATGACAAGCGTGCTATTGAATTGATTAGGGCGTTAATGAAGGGAGAAGATTACAATGGCTCTGATGACTGGGATTATGACACCCCAGAACCTGACGTAGTTTATTGGCGTTCAAGATAGTCGATAGCGTAATGGCCACCATTGTGGTGGTCATTGCGATGTTTACTAGCATCATCAACAAACCAAAAGGAAAAGAACAATGAACGAATTAAGAAAGTTGACGCGAAGCAAAGCGAAGGCAAAAAAAGCATTAGATGCTTTGCCAGTATCGCCAGAACAAATTGCATTTAATGCCGCAGAGAAAGCATTAAATAATTTTCTAGCGCCATTGAAGAAGAAGGCGAGAGAAGATGTCAACCGAACAATGGTCGGTGAAACAACTGGGAAGGTTACCAATAAGAAAGACGGGGTTGAATATAACTATCTGGCGGAGGTGATAGCTGTAACTCCTACCAGAACAACAATAACAATAACACCAGCAGTCTAAATCAAATGGGGGCTGCGGCCCCCACACTAAACCAAAAGGAGCATTAACATGCCAATGTACGAAGTAAAGATAAGAGTAACAACCGTTCAAGTTTTAAACATTGAAGCGAAAAATGAAGCGGAGGCAGAGGGCCGCGCATATGACGAAACGCCATATGATACTTATGATGAAGACCCAGAAGTAAAAGCGGAATTAGTCAATGATTAACCAACACGGGGAGCAATAGCTCCCCATTTTTTTGCCTGGCCCACGCCTGGAGTATGCCTGGCGCACCTAGGCCGCAAGTATATATGTATATATATATACAGGCCGCAAGGCCGCAAGTCGCAAGCGACTTGCACTAATATATAAAAAAGAATCGAGGCCGCAAGCGGCCTTTTTTTTTGCGGGGTCGCAAGACCGCACGCGCACCTGGTCGGCCCTGGTCGGCCCTGGTTTGCACAAAAATAAAGTGTTTTATCTCAGATTTTTTGATACACTAATGCAACTAAAACAAAGGAATATATAATTATGACTACAGTTAAACAAGCCACGCTTGCCGTTGGTGGGTTATCAAATACTAGTAAGATGCCTTGCAAGTCGTGGGGTATAAGCGCGAAGGAATGTAAGACGGGCAGCAAGCTTGCCAAGATAGAAGGCACAATTTGCAACGGATGCTATGCATTAAAGGGCGCGTATGTTTGGCCGGTAGTGGAACGCGCTCACGCTAGACGATTAGAGCTAATCAATACAAGCTCATGGTCTGATAATATGGTGACCGCTATTAATAACGCGCCATTCTTTCGTTGGTTCGATAGCGGCGACCTACAAAACGCCGAACACTTAGAAGACATTGTGCGCGTAGCACTGGCGACACCGAACACTAAGCATTGGTTGCCTACCCACGAGAAAAAATTTGTTTCCGACTACTTACGCAAGCGCGGAAGCTTTCCCGAAAATCTTATTGTGCGAGTGTCCGCTGCCAATGTAGACGGCGCACCACCAAAAGGTTTCAAGCTCACCAGTACCTCACACAAACATGGCGACCCTATCGGTCAGGAATGTATTGCTTACAAGCAAAACAACGAATGCCGCGATTGCCGCGCATGTTGGGATTCAGAGGTACAAAACATTTCATACAAAAACCACTAGGGAAAAAAGCAATGAAAGCAGACTACTATATCGTAAACCTACTCGACCGAACCCAGCCTGAGGAGGGCTGGTTTCAGTCTGACATAGACGGCACGCACGACCAGTGTTACGCACAAGTGCGCGCCTTATCGCTTGACCTATACTTTGACATTCAAATTGTGGAAGCCTAGGGATCACCCTAGGCCGCAAGCACGCGCAAAATATATATATAATCATGAAGGCCGCAAGCTAGGCCGCAAGCGGGGATCGCACGCCCGATACATATGTATATATATACATGCCCCTAGGCCGCAAGCAGGGGCGCTCTCAAGGGCGCAAGCACAACCCCACCCGATCACTCTAGGTCGCAAGGAATCGCCCCCAAATCAAACGCTACACCCCTTGTGGGAGGGGTGGGTGCGACTCCGCCCCCGAAATACCCACAAATACACACACTTTAATAATTTATTTTTATAATCCGCTTGTTTTGTAACGCATGTGCATGATAGGGTTATCGGACATTAAACAAAAGGAGTCAGAAATGACACAGAGAAACCCCAACCCATTCCAACCATCAAGCGACCCAACGCTTGAGGAGTACGGCAGGGCTACCAACATTGAGATTAAAAACCTAAAGCTCAACAAACACTTCAGTCAAGAAACACATTGCTTTACTGCAACCGTCTACATCGATGGCAAACGTGCCTTCTCCGCAGAGAATGAAGGCCGTGGTGGGCCTAACAACTACTACCCCTATGGCAAGACTCAGAAAGCTGGGGCCAAGCGTGATGCTCAACTCTCAGACTTCAAGAACGCCATGTCTGAGGCACGCAAAGAAGCAGCACGTTACATCCAATCGAAGGGAGAGGATTACGATTGGGCTATTGACCGCTTCGCTGACACTGATGAGCTAATCGATTGGGTTATCACCGACCTGATCAATGAGATTGAACTCTTAAAAGAAATGCGCCATGTCCTAAAGCGTAGGGTTGTTGGATACGACAAACACACCCGCGAAATAACTAAATGGAAAACCACGCCTACTCAATCAAACATTGATGCGGTAAAAGAATACGCTGACCTTCTGATCCATGAGATTACGGCTGAGAAAATCGAATGGGTCTGGCTCAATGAAGTACCAGAGCACGAAGCCCTTAAGCATTGGAGGAATGCAGAATGACTGACCTACACCCAAACCTAGAACACTTTGTTGTCACCACCCACGAACTTGTACGCCATGAGGTGCGCGTACTTGCCCCTAACCAGCGTGTAGCTAACGCCAAAGCCGTTAACGGTGAAGGCTTAGTAACTCGCTTACCTCAAAGTATGTCAACGATAGTTGTTAACGAAGATGTTGTAGTTCAGAACATCATGATGCTTGAACACGCGCTGATGAATCTCGCTGAGATGTGCGAAGTTGATGAAGAAGAATTCAACAATCGCGTAGCCAAAGACTACCCATTCACCCAAAGCCTTGATGACTTACTCGCTGATGTAATCGCATGGCGTGAGTCACAAGAGGAGGGCTAACCATGCCTAAGTTTGAAGTAAGAGTAACCAAAACCATAACTGAAAGTTTCCTTGTCGAGGCTGAAGATTGGGAGGAGGCTGAAGATATCGTGCAGCAAGGCGATATCAAACCTTACCGATCAAAGGATGGCGAAGACCTCTTTGACACCGATGAGATCGATGATGACACGGATGAACTGCTATGAAGGTACTTATCCTCTGTGAATCAAGTGGTGTCATGCGTGAGGCATTCCGTAGTGCTGGTCATGACGCATGGTCAAACGACCTGCTACCTGCTGACACCCCAACTGACTACCACATACAAGGCGACTGCATCGATGTCCTCAAGTCCAACGAACGCTGGGATCTGATCATCATGCACCCTGAATGTACTGCGCTGTGTGTATCTGGCAACGCGCACTATGGTACTGGCATGGCGAAGCATGATCTTCGCTTGGCTGCTATTGATTGGACAATGAAGCTTTGGCACTTAGCCACCACTGTATGTGACAAGGTGTGCATGGAGAACCCAGTAGGGGTCTTACCGATCAAGCCTACGCAGTATGTTCAGCCATACCAATTTGGTCATGCTGAATCCAAGAAGACTGGATTGTGGTTGCATGGCTTGCAGCCCTTAACCCCAACCAACATCATAGACAAGCCAGAGCGTGGGTACTGGGACAACCAGACCCCCTCTGGGCAGAACAACCTTGGCCCTAGTGAAACCCGCTGGAAGCAAAGATCTCGCACCTACGAGGGCATAGCTGCTGCATGTGCAGAGCAGTGGGGTTCTAAGTCTACGTCCACACCTACATCCACACCTACATCTACACCTACATCTACACCTACACCATCAATCAAAGGAATCTAACTATGAGTGACATAAACACTACCGATCCCATTTTTCTAATCAACCTGACCATCATTGAGCGTGAGTTACTGTTACGCATGATGAGTTCATCGACAGATGACCCACGCATCCATGGCTTGATAGGCACATGCTTTTGGTCGCAAGCCTACACAAAAGAAGAAGAGGGCGCACTTAAGTCCGCATGGACATCCATTCAAAAAAAGGTTAATGAGCTACCCAATGCCGTCGAATTATACTGATCAACCTACCTCACCTACCTCACCACCTATCCCAGAGGACGCTCCATGGGGTGGGTTGCGTGAGAACTCTGCTGAGATACACAAGCACCGTGTTCTGCGTGACTTCAAGTGNGAGTGGTGCGGTGAACCATTCAAGGCTTACCACCCACTGTCTAGATTCTGTAGTGCAGGGCATAGGGTCAAGGCATTCAGATCACAGCAACCTGTGAAGATACCCAAGCCTAAGCGACTTACCCCGCTGATGCGTAAGGGCAAGATGTTCAGACCACCTAGGCACATGGTTATTAAGGCACTAGATGACTTCATTAACTCTTAGTCTAATCCTCCTCACCATCCTCGTGCTCTTCGGAGTCGAGGATTTCACCTTCCTCATCATCCCAATCCTCTTCCAAATCTGACTCATCAACCGCTTCCTCGACCAACTCTTCTTCGACTAACTCTTCTGGCACTTCCTCCTCGCTCACCACCTTCTCCATGAGCACAGGCGCAAGTTGATTCTTATCGATCAACGCCTTGAGTCTTGACTCAACCTCTGACCTATCCATCTGATCGATACGCCCATGCTTGATTTCTTTCTTATCGACCATCAGCCCTGCTAACTTTGCTCTGCCTAACTCAGCAGTTACTGCAGCCCCATACGAACCATCTTCAACTGCTGCATCCCTGATCATCTGAAGATCACGCGCAACCTTCTCAAAAGTAATCTCATACTTCTTCTGGTTAGATTCTTGTAGCTCCCTAATCTTATTCTGCACATGCGTATATCTTGGATCATTAAGCAGCATCGATGCCGACTGAGTTGGCACTGAGTAACCCGCACGAAACGCACACTCTGTATTAGTCAGATCTTGATAAACAAATGCCTGAATAAACGCCTGTTGTTTTTTTGTAAACGGACGTTCCTTAAACTTTGCAATCGCATGCCGCTTTGGACTATTGAGTATGTCAGTGTCAGCATCATACTCATTCTCACTCACCTGTTCTGCACCCAACAAATCACTACTCATAAATTAAACTCCAAAATTTTTTTCCTTTTCCTACCCCCCTTCAAAGAAGGGAGTAAGGGGGTGTCCCGTAGGGGAGATATTTATATCTCTCTCCCCTTCTTTAGAAGTGACCCACCTGACCCTTGACCCACCCTTATAAATCAATGACTTACGAGGCGAAGGGTCAAGGGTCACGGTAGGTCACGCTGACCCTCGTGACCCTACCCTATTCCCTTATAAATCAATGACTTGACTTACCGTAGGGTCAAAACCAAAACACCCCCTTGACCCTACGCTTTTAGGGTATTCAGCCCCCCGCGCAAACCTCGAAACTACATTAACTTTAGGGTCTAAGTGTGTCACCGCGCCCAACAGTTTCGTTATGTCCAACCCTGCCATCCGACCCCTTTACAGGCTCAACCTTCACCCTATGATCGGTAACATACAGTACGTTTTTGCCACAGTGACGGCACCCGCTGTAGTCTATTCCAGGGTACTCAGCCACATAGTATTGGGCCTCACATGAGAGGCATTCCACATGCCATTCGTTGTTCACTACTACCTTCATACGACCTCCTAACCCGACTTAACCCGACTGCCTAGGGCCAGGCCAAGACGTTCTATTGATCAGCCTAGTCACCACTAATGGCGTTGTTTTCATGCGCTTTGCGATCTTGGAACAGACCACGCCGCTGTACTGCATGCTCAAGATCTCTCGCTTCTGTGCTTCGGTGAACTCATCCGTCACCACCGTCTTCAGCTTATATGATATGTAGTTCTCGTGCGCCACTTCCTGCGCCCGTATCGCGGACATGAACATGTTACTTGCTAAACTATTACTCACCTTATACTTCTCCGTTGCTTTACTTACCTGTTGACTGTATTGCTAACATCAATCCCTCTACAGACTTTGTTAACTTGCGTATGTCCGCAGTGTTCTTGCCTATGTTCTTGGCTAAGAACTCCATTGACTCACTGAGATCCTCGTTTGCCCTGCTCAATGCACTCAACTCTTTCATAGTACCAATGAACTCCTCAACAAGATTCTCTTCTACCTCTGCCTCCAAGGTTACCTTTGCCATATCGTACTGCTCCACTCGCGTATTTATTTATCATCTGTTAGAGTCCGTTTTGACCCTTGTTGCTTTGGGTTCCCCGTAATGTGTGTGCCTTCCTCACCCACTTTGACACGCACCTCTTGCGGGGTTTTTTACCTAACCCCTATCGACTTGTGCGTCTGCACACTTAGCCGCCACTTAGTATTCTTCTTACAGAACTCCACCGCTTGATTGACATAGTCGTTCTGGTAAGACACATCCATTGGTTGAATCAAAAAATTTTTGAAGTCCAACCGACTTAACTCATCTAGGTCAACACCATCTTGCGGGTACACCACCTTCAGCTCATCACCTTTAGTGACTACCAAATCTGTACCCGCCTTGGGGCTAACACATACCCAGTCAATGCCCTCGCACAACTCGACAGTGCCATTAGTTTCTATGGCAACTTGAAATCCCCAACCATGAAGTTTGCTAATCAACTGGTCATCAACCTGTAAGCCTGGCTCACCACCTGTAAGAACAACCAATAGGTTGTCTGCCGATGGCCTGTACCACTCTTCATGTATTCTTTCAGCCAACTCAAATGCAGTCTTAACCTTGAACCCTCCAAGAAAGTCAGTGTCACAAAAGTTACACTGTGCAGTAGCCCTGTCCTTCTCCTTACCAGACCATAAGTTACACCCAACAAAACGACAGAACACTGCTGGTCTTCCTGCGTTGATGCCTTCACCTTGTACCGTGTAAAATATTTCCTTAACGCTGTAGGTCATAACTTATCCTATTAACTCAAAATTCTTTTGGCCTGCTTGGGTGTTGTTCCAGCGCGCCGCTGATGCGTGTGACTCGATACGATCCATCAAAATCATTGCTCTTGTTTTGGTACTTAATCCAATTGTGTACGGTCCTTGCCACCGAGTATCCAATCCACAGTTACGCCCCACGTTGGTGCTGTCTGCACTACTGAATGGAAAGTGTGAGAAAATAGTCGGGTCAAGCATCCGCAGCCCATGTAGTTTCACTTTGGGCCTACCTTCCGAATCACAAACAACATCCATCGCCTCAGACATTCTCGCCCACCATTCGGGCGAACCTATTTGACTGAACGCACCCGCACTACCGAATGCTATGCGCTTGTAAGCAACGGTCATGTACCTCAACACATCAAGTGATTCATTCAGATGCCATACTGGTACACCCTTACCATAGATCTCAGCGCCCACAGTTTTGAACCAGGTAGCTCTCATTTTTGCATTGGCATCGTCATCCCCATCAATAACATCAGGAATCACATGCCAATCGCAGTTTGGATGCATGTGCCACTCACCTACAAAATCAGCAAACCCGCTGACATCAAATGCTTTGCCAGACTTCCATGAAGTGAAGGCTCCATTGTCCAGGGCAAATGACTGACAGATCTCAGCCACCAACCCTACGCTTCCTGCGTGTGCATAAGATACAAAGCCATGCTTGCCTTGCATTGCTATCTCTGTTTGCAATCCGCCACTGAGCGGAACCCCATGGTAATGAATCATATTATAAAACGCTTATCGATATAGCTGCTGCCAGCCCTGCAACCGCGCCAGTACACAGCACCATCGCAGCTATCTTAACGCGCATGTACACCAGCATCAGGCTTTCTTGACCGCTTGCCTTAGCTTTCACATCTCCTTCTAAATCCCTTCCTATCTCTTTGCCGTTTGACTTAACGCGGAAGTTAACAACAGGCTCAACATGCCGCTCAACAACCACATCTTTCATCTCAACCTGCTTAAGGTTGAACTGCACAGGACTTTCTTTATTATCCACAGCCTTCTTAGCTCTATCCCACGGAGCAACAGGCAACTCACTCACAGAAAACTTCTTAAGCTTATTGCCTGTGACCACCAATTGTTTTCTATGACGCATGTTACTAAGTGCAGTCCCAAGTTGTTCATGGCTGACTTCCCTGCCTCGATGCTTTAACTCTATGACTATTGCCTTTCGGGTTATAGGTCTACCCACTTCCTGCAACAACTCATACACCCACCTACTTATCTTTGGTCGCTTTGATTCACTCATTCCTCAGACTCCCATGGTCTTGTCATTTCATTTGATTCAAGGTAATGCCAGACCGCTTTGCCTGGCACGGCATGCGTCTTGACCAAGTTACCTTTATATTTCTGAACATAAGACACTGCCTTTTGCCCAGCCTTATCACCACTGTTCATGTTGGCTTTGCTTAAAGCCTCCTTAGCCAGTAGTTCTAATTCTTTTCTGATATAAAACTTTGTGCTGCTCATAGCACTAACCACCACGTTGGCAATGGCTACCTCATCTTCTTCAGTTAACTGGGGTCTAGTGTTGCGCTGCGTGAGATCTGATACCTTCCACATACCATCATCAAAGTCGAAGCTGGCTAAGTGCTCTTTAGGTTCCATAGCATTACGCGCTTCATAGAAGACAGATACGTTTGATTTTTCACCACCCAGCTTGATACCACTATCAAACCAACCGGCGAACACAGAGCCACCACGCGCTGACATGAACGTCTTATCGTCTGCCCGTTCCTTACCTGTATGGTGGGCTATGATCACGGTCACGTTGTGCATATCCATCAGCATATCTACTCGATCCAGCAGCTTGCGTATCTCTGTGTTGCTGTTCTCTTCCCCGTCAAAGAAGTTAATGATGGGGTCGATCATCACGATGTCTGGCTTGTGAAACTCAATCTCTTGACTGAACTGTTCTATGTCTTGGTCGCGCATCAGGTTCTTTCTCAGCCGCCCACTGATGATCAGGTTGTTGTGACCCATCCTTCGCAGGTCATCATCAAACTCAAACCGCTTGTAGTAGGTGTCTATCCTGCGCTTAAGAAACTCTGCGATGATCTCTGCCTGAAACCACATCACCTTCAATGGCCGACTGAACTCCACATCCATAAAGTCTGTGCCGGTGGTAGCCCCTGCTGCGAACGCACCCAGCCAGTTAGACTTACCAATCTTTGGCTTGCCAAGTAACAACACCCGACTCTTCTGGAATATGAATGCATCACCCCAGAACTGCTCGATGCCATCATCGTTCATGTCCACCCATTCAGTGTCGCTGAACGGCTTTAACCCTAGTGGGCCTGATGACTTATCCTCTTCACCCTCACGCTTCTTCTCTTCTATGGGATCTTCTTGTGATTGAATGACCTTAAGATCTTCATTGATATCTGTCTGCCACTTGGATGTCTCCCACCCAAGCACCCCTGCATTCACATCATCTGGGTGTCGTTTAATATGCCCGTTGATTATGCTGATGGCTGTACGGGTGACCTCGATCAGATCCATAGGAGGAAAACATGTTTGGTTCCAGTCCTGCGCCTTGATCAATACCTCGCGCATACCCCAGCCTTCTTTCACCCACTTGCCTATGAGCCTTGCCAAGGTATCGTTGCGAGTACCCTGTTCCTGTGGTGCCTCAGTCAGTTTGTCGCGTATGCTCTCAACCTTGCTGCCCGTGTTGAACACATGCATCATTTGCAGATCGTTATCGACTAGGGCGGGGAGATCATCCATGCCACCTACGGCATACTGTTCATCGCATGTCATCACATAACCATGTGAAGGGGCGACCATTACATACCCGCCATCACCACGGACATCGAGCTTGTTGAGTCCCGCGCTATTACGAATAAGGGTAGAGCCAAGGCTATAGAAGTAGTGAGCACCACCCCGAGGGGTTGTCTGTTTCAGTGGCGTTCTTGTAATTGCACCAGCATCTATCCAGTTCACAGCGTCATCACTGTCTGCATCTACTACCGCAAAGGTAATGCCAGTGATCGCCGCCCAGTTTGCCAGTGGGTATTGGCTGTGCCACTGCTTGATCTCATCTTGAGATGGCTGGATCTTTTGATAGTGCTGCCACTTTACCCGTGGTGTCTTGGCCCACTTAGATTTAAGTTCATCCTCTGAATCAAATGGATGCCTGGTGCGGAAGTATTGCGGCACCACTTCACTTGGTGAGCCACAAGGGATGATGTGCATGCCCTGCTCCCACATATCAAAGAGCAGTTCTTCCTTTGCTTCTGGCGACATAGGCCCGTCATAGCTACTAGCTAGAAAAGGCATCATCAAGATTTCCGTCCGACCCAATACCTCTGGTCATCACCGCGAGATGACTCAATAGTCATGCCTAACTTGTATGCTGCCGCCCTAATACACCTGACTTCTTCTTCACTGTTCAAGAACACGCTGTCACCTATAGCCATCTTCTTCAAAAGCTTTTGCCATTTGCCTTGACCCTTCGTAGGATGACTTGGCTTCGGCACGTTTTGCTCAATCATAAATTCCATGACACTTCTTTTTGTTAGCTAAGTTGCCTCATACTACTCATGTAATATCCGTTTGTAAAATTATTTTATAAAAAGGTATTGCACCTTGGTGGACTTTGGTGCACTATCGGTTTTGTAGAGAGATGAGTTAGACAGAAGAAAGGAAAGAAGCATGACAAGCATGAAGTGTTTGGCGCTGCAATTAGTGGGTGCAAAAAGCAAGAAGGCAGAGATAGAGAAAACGATCAGGAAGCTGAACCGTGAACTCTTGGATACGAAAGAAGTAAGTGCAATGCTTGCTCCGATCCATAATGAAGGTGGGGAAAGAACAGTAGATGGTATTACTGTAGAGATGAAGAGAGATCACATCTGGGATCAAGTCATCCTCGATGAGGTATCTGAAGCAATTCCAAAGCAAGACTGGCCCTCCTTTTTAACTCAGCAAACTACATACAAAGTTGATATGCGTGCATTCAAAGATTATGCATTAGCTCATCCAGAGCTTGCATCTAAATGGCATGACGCACATTCAATTAAGTTAGGTGACCCCAAGGTCAAAGCAATCAACGCTGAAAAACTACTTAAAGAGGAGGACTAATATGTCTTTACTTCAGCAGGTTACGAGTACCCGCGAAAGCGGTGGGCCAATACCCCCAGTGCGGATTAACATCCAAGGCACGGATGGTATAGGTAAGAGTACGTTTGGTGCTAACGCAGACCAATCGATCTTCATTCAAGCGGAGGACGGTCTGTCTTTCATTGATGCGCCAAGGTTTCCTCAAGCTAATACTTGGGAAGATCTTATTGAGCAGGTGAAGACGCTTGTGACTGAAGACCATCCGTATAAGACGGTTGTTCTGGACACCACTGATGCTGCCGCCAAGTTGGGTGAAGCATATGTGTGTACTCAGAATGGCTGGACAAGTGCGGCAGATCCCAAGGCGGGGTACGGCGCGTTCTATGTAGCTGAAGAGAATGCATGGGTTCATCTGTTGAATGGGTTGAACGTAGCTCACACACAGAAAAGCATGAACATCATTCTATTAAGCCACGTTGCATCCAAGGCGTACAAAGATCCAGAGTTGGAACCTTATGATCGCTGGGAGATGCGTTGCAACAAGAAGGTCAACGCTCTGATAAAGGACTGGGTTGATTTCAATCTGTTCGCTAACTATGAAACCACCTTAATCAAGGATGGTCAGAAGGCGCGTGGTGTGAGCTACGGTAATCGCAGTTTGTTTACCAAGTTCGCAGCAGCGTATGACGCGAAGTCTCGTATAGATCTTCCACAGAAGATTGAGTTCTCATGGCAATCCTTTATGGATTCCTACACCGCAGCATTGTCTGCAAACAAAAACGAAGCAGCTTAAGGAGCAGCATTATGGGTCTATTAGATCAAGGGATCGATGTAAGCAACATCGAAGCAAGTACAGGTGGCGGTGGTTCTGAGCCGTTCCCAGCAGGTGATTACACTTTGTCGGCAGCTATGTACGAAGAGCAGCAGTCTAAGGCGGGTAACGACATGATCAAGATTGAGTTCAACGTAGTTGGGCCAAGCTATGCAGGTCGTAAGATCTGGGATTACTTCGTGCTCAACAATCAAGTGGGCGTGTCTCGCTTGAAGGGATTCATTGGAGCCACTGGGCAGGATGTATCACAGACGTTGAACACCGACATGCTTCGCGCTGCAATGGGTAAGCAGTTCACTGCAAGCATCAAGGTTGAGCCTGGTTCTGGCCAGTATGGGCCAAGCAACAAGATTGCTGGGTACAAGTCTGGTGCTGGACCTGCACAACCACACGCTCAGACTGAGCAGCCACAACAGGCACAGGCTACACCAGCCGCTGGCCTAGAAACGGCAAGCTGGTCTTAACTAAGTAGTAAGGCCAAGGGAGAATCCTACTTCCTAGTANCACTTGCCCGTCAGTGTGGCCGAAGACGGGACTGTTTAGACCAAGGGGCTTCCTCCCCTATTAGCGTGTTCCCGTCCGCGTTGGTCGATAGGCGGGGCTGTTTTTAAAACCAAAGCAACAAGAGAAAAACGCTATGAAAGCACCAACAAAAAAAGAAGTAACAGAGCAGTTGAAAGAAGAGATCAGGCTACGCAGCCTAGATAAAGAGCATCACCTCAACACCTTGAAGCAACTTGGCGTAGCTGAGGATCGCATCAGAGAGCTTGAGCAGTTAACCAAAGGCACTGATGTCTTTCAGGTGTCGCACCCGTCCAACCTGTTTTGGCACCGATACGCTGACCACGGTCTGCGGATCTACACGCACGGGGATGACCATGATGACAGCAAGCAATTGCTTACCAGAATCCCATTGTTTACCAACCATGACGGCGAAGCGGATAGGCAGNGCAAGATAGAGATCTTGTTGAAGTTGCAGAAGCTTTTGTCTGAAGCCTACGAGTCTTTCCCCGATGAATATATTGGGGTGGAGATCTTCATGGCAGAAAACCATGTGAACTGCTGATCATGAGTGAGCAAGAAAACATTTATGGCATGGAAATTGGCGATCTCAAGCAGGAAGTCATTGCTGCGCTGCAAAGGCCCTTCGTTAAATTTTATGGGCTTGATTCATTTCAAGCCTCTAAAGAATGGAAAGCTGGTATAAAAAAGTATTATAAAAAAGATGCTGCAGCTAGAGGTCGCCCTTATTCAGATTTAAAAAAGGCAATAAGCTATGAGGTATCAGAAGAAGTAATAGATTATTTAAGACCGTCCGTTAATAAAGGTAGTCAACGCGCTTTGTACAACGCAATGCTCAACGCAAGCCCAAGGCATTACAATATGTGGCTTGAGTTTTTTGATCCGAAGCAACATCAAAAACCCTCATTGGTTGGATATCACATTAGCGCACTGACTAATGTTCCTATGTTGGAGGGGCCAAAAGGCCGTCAATATATAACCCCTAGACTTTTACCCACCAAACCTGGGAACGTCTTTACTTTAGATCGGTATTTTGAAGTTAACAGTTCTCAACACAAGTTAAATAAAGATCGAAGAAAAAATGCTGGACTTCCTCCTGCCAATCATAAAATCAATCAACTTGTTGGTGTAAGTCCTAATTCAACTTATACCGATATATGGAGTAAAGAGGGGCCGTTAATTCATAATGGGGAAAAAAACGGACTTCAAATAGGTTCAGATTCTCTTGTTAAAAAACTTTGGTTTCTTGGGGACGCTGACGGAGAGTTCTCTCCTGACATGGAGTGCGCTGTTTCTAGGTGGAACCAAGGGCTTAATAATTTTATACAAGACAACGAAGTTAATTCTAGTATTTATCTAGATCAAGCAGAGGAAGTACATAACTACTCTTGGGTAGTTGCCATCATGAGTTTGATGAACTTTGACTGGTTTGTTGAAGAGCCTATATCTACTGGCATTCAAGGATCAAAGTCTAAAAAAACAAACGTAACTCCATACAACTCTTACCACAAAGTTAAGCTTACGGTTCCTAAGAATAAGGGGATGGTCGTTGCCCCTAAGCAACTTAAACGAATCGAGCCTTATGGAGTGAGAGAACATGATGTGGCTGGTCATCCACGAAAATATAAAGATGAATACGGCGTTGTGTACAAGGTGATTAATATTGCTCCGCATAAGAGAGGAAATCCAAAGCTTGGCCGAGTAACCAAAGACTACGTTGTAGTTAAGGGTGACAAAAATGAATGAACTAACACGCGAAAAGGTAGAGTCATCAGACCCTGCCGCCCCGTGGAACGTAAAGGACGCAGAGTTCTGTGATAAGCATCCTGATGTAGAGATAGAGTCTGATGAGTATGAAGACTGTGACTCACCAACTGGATGGTCTACCCATGAATCTTGCCCAGTGTGCGAGGCGCTTGCTCACCTAAATGAGGGGCAGTTGTATTGCACAGACTGTTACAAGCCCGACCTTGAGTACGATCTAGGCGAGGGGTTCTATTGTTTAAATTGTGAAGAGTATGCCGAAGGCGTTAATGCTCATGGAGCTATTGTAAAATGAATGAAGAATTTGAAATTGAAATGCCTGGTGCAAACGAAGAATACCAGTACGCCCTTGAACTTATTAAGAACATGGCAGGTATTGCAGATGATCTAGATCCTGATGTGTTTGCAGAAACCATGATGATCTATGCAGCCACTTACCTCATAGCTAATGAGCGCATTGAGTTCTTAAGCCCTTTCTTATTAACAACCCTGAAGCAAATTGAAGATCAATTAGAACCAGTGGTATGTCACTAATGAAGTTAAGATACTATCAAGAAGAAGCTATTGATGCTGCGCTGCACTGGTTTAAAACCCAAGACACGCACCCACTGATCGTCCTACCCACAGGTGCTGGCAAGACTGTAGTCTTTGCCAACCTGATCAAGCAGTTGTTTGAACGAGAGCCTGATTGCAGGGTTTTAATTTTGGCACACCGGCAAGAGCTTGTGTCACAGGCAGATGACAAGCTCAAGAAAGTTTGGTCATGCGCCCCGTCAGGCATTGTGGCTGCTGGACTTAACCAGTTTGAAGTAGATGCCCGTATTGTTATCGCCAGCCGTGACACCTTGGCCACACCAAAGCGTTTGGGGTCTAGCGGTCACTTCGATTACATCATTGTTGATGAAGCCCACCACGTTGCGCCAGATCCAAAGACACGTTACCGCAAGATCTTTCAACACTTTGATGATGAACAATGGATTGAGCCTAAGATTCTAGGCGTAACAGCTACACCATTTCGCATGGGCCAAGGCTTTATCTATGGCCTAGATGATCACTTCTTCTCAGGCGTAGCTTACAAGGTAGGTATACCTGAGATGATCAAGCAAGGTTATCTCTGTCGCTTGTCTGCATTCCAAGTAGCAGATGATGCCGTGATCGATGCATCTACTGCGCGGGTCAAGTTCAAAGGTGGCGACTATCGTGAGTCCGACATTGCCAAGCTTGCCATGGAAGATCAGACCATGCTGGCCATCATCAATGACTGGATAGACAAGGCGTACAGCAAGGGCAGACTAAGCAGTGTGTTCTTCTGTATCACAGTAGACCATGCCAATAAGATGTGCATGTACCTGCAGCAAGCAGGCATTGAGGCCGCTGTAGTGACGGGGGAAACCCCGCAAGCAGAGCGAGAAGAAATCCTTGAGCGTTTTGAGGACGGCAAGATCAACGCGCTATGTAATGTAGCTGTTCTCACTGAGGGATGGGATGCCCCGCGAACTGACTGCATAGCACTACTCAGGCCCACTAAATCGCTTGGCCTGTACATACAGATCTGTGGTCGAGGCATGCGTACATGGGGAGACAAGAAAGACTGCATGCTACTGGACTATGGCGAAAACATGCAGCGCCATGGGTGTATTGATACAGCTAAACCACCAACGCCTGAGAAGGAAGAGAGCAAGACTCCCAAGATATGGATCTGCGATGAGTGTGTAGGTGTGAACGACAACGATGTATACACCTGTGTTGAGTGTGGCGCTGATCGTGTGAAGCAGATGGTGAAAGAGCAGCAACTACTGATAAGCGCGATGGAAGAAGAGAAGGATGCCGCCACATCCAGGCAAGCAGCCGCAGGTTCTGTCTTATCAGATGAACTAGAAGATCCCGCTGAGAAGTTAGAGAAGATTAAAGACATTGACTATGTGACTGCTGAGAAAAAGGTATCGAAGAGTGGCAATGAATACCTTAACGTCATGTTCTCAACGCCTGGTGAGTATTGGCCGCAGAGTATGCCGATCATGCTGGGCATGAGGGGTAAGGCTGGGATGATGGCAGAGAAGAAGTGGAGGGCGTTGACCAAGCAGTACAAATGCCCTGCAGACATTGACTGGGCTGTGCATCAAGTGAACGTCCAGAACAATATGAATCACATTAAACAAATCACTGTAAGAAAAGAGGGGAAATACTGGAATGTTATCAGCGTCCATTTTTGAAAAGATCGATGAAGCCATTGCCGCAAAGGAAGGCCGTAACCGTGGACACCTAGGGTTCAGTGGCATAGGAGATGATGATGAGTACCGACAGTGGATGGGATTCCGCTGGTGCTTACCATCTACATTCGGCGGCAGGATGCTGCGCTTGTTTGACTTGGGCAACCGCATCGAGGACCAGATCGTAGATAACATCCGCGACACTGGGATTATATCTATAGCCTCGCATGATGCAGATGGTAACCAGTTCAGGGCATCGTTCCTTGGCGGTCACTTCGCAGGCTCCTGTGATGGCCTTCTCAAGGGCGTACTGCCACCCCCTGATGAAGAGGTTGTTCTTCTCATGGAGGTCAAGAGCGCCAACGACAAGCGGTTTAAAGAACTAGTTAAGCTACAAAGCTACGAGGACTGGAGCGATTCATATCGTGTGCAGATCCATGCTTACATGGGCGCGCTTGGTCTAACCAAGTGTATGGCTGTAGTGATGAACAAAAACAACAGCGAGATATACTCTGAAATCATCGATTACAAGCCACAAATCTGGGAGCGTGCTCAAGAGAAAGCTGAACGCATCATCTGCAGCGATAGGCCAGACACCAGCACTCGCCGCTCAGAGAAAGATTGGCGTATGAAGAATGAGCCTAGTGTGTACAAAGACATCTACTATGGTCGGCGGCTACCTGAGTCAGGCAACTGCAGGAACTGTGTGCATGTGAAGCCGCTTACTAACTCCAATGGTGCGGTGTGGTTGTGCAAGAAGAGAAACCATGCCCTCTCGCTTGATGAGCAGCGTATTGGATGCGAAAAGCATATGTGGATACCTGCACTGGTCAACGCAGACCATATGCCTGAGAGAAGCACGCCTGACGGCATGGCTTATCGAGCAGGTATCTTGGAGTTCTTCAATGGCAAAGGCCCAGAGGGGGCTGAGTATGAGTACAGTAGCGCAGAGATGCGGGAGCTATCTAAGACTAACTTCAATACCCAGATGATGATCGAGGGCGAGAAGATTAGGGCTGAGTTTCCAGGCAGCTACTATGACAACATGGATGAGAGCACGCCTGGGTTTTAGTCCCAGGCGCGTGGGTCTTTAACAATTAGTATCTTGGTCCCTGGGTATAGCGCCTCAACAAGCTTCTTCTTGAGCGTGAATACTTGGGTGATCATACCCTTAGTATCTTCTACCACCACCTCACCATCGCGCTTGTAGCGGAAGTCTGCAACGTATGAGCAGATCTTTTTGTCTTCACCATCTACTGTGACTATGCAGGGAAAGTCTACCTGTACCTCTAGATCAGAGATCTCACCGGCATCTTCGTAACGCCTAAGTATCTTGTAGCGTGCCGCCTCAAGCTTTGAGTCGAACATGATGCCATCGTACTCAGTCTTCTTGGCGAAGTACTTACTCTTTTTCGGTGCGCGTTGAGGGATCAAATTAATCTATGCCCATGAGTTTGTTTAACTCTACCTGCTTCAAGGCATCTATGCCACGGTCAAAGAGTGACTGAGGCGGTGCCGGTGGTACAGGAGCGCCTGCTTGAGGTGGCCCAGGTGGTGTGCCAGCTTGTGCTGGAGGCATTGGAGCCGCAGGCTGTGCCTGTGCAGGGGGTTGAGCCGCAAGTTGTTGTGCAACTTGTGCTTCGGCTGCAGCTTCTGGTCTGAAATCTTTACCTTGAAACTCACCAAATTGTTGGCCAATTGATTCAAAGTCTAAAGGATTAGCAAGTTTGTTTTCATTGCCTCTTAAAGCTTCTGCAATGGTTTCGCTGCTTGGAAAGAATGCATTAAACTTTCCCGCCATAACCATCCCAAGATTGGGTGTCTTTGCTTTTTTCAAAGAAACAACAATGTCTTTTGTAGAAAGCCCAAGGGTTTTGGCATCTTCAATGGCCATGTTTAAATCACGCAAGGATTTAAAACGCTGCTCGTTTGACGTTATAAATGCTTGAGTCGTTGCCTCCGCATCAACACTTCCTCGCTGCTTCGCCACTTCGTTAAATATGCCAGCCGCATCTCTTACGTTTCTTCCAGCCTCAAGAGCGCGATAATAAAGGACTCTATCAACTCTTGGCTTTATGCTTTTAACGCCCGTCAAAGCCTCTGTAAATTCTTGCGCTCCATCTAACCTATAGCCTTGTTTGCTTACGCCAAGGCGTTCATCCCCTAAAGCGGCAGAAGCAACTGCTCTAGGAAAGTCTTTCATTCTGACATCTAAAGAAAAAGGCAAAAACGAATCTGACCCCGTTGTTATATCTACTGGACTAACTCCAGGCATAATACCATCTGCAAAATGAGCAAAGCCTTTACCAAACTTTGTACCTAACGTGTCTGATTCCCTCCAAACCGGCCTATTGAAGTTTGTATTATTTCTAAGTATGTCAAGAGCCTTTTCTGAAACAATTGCCTCACTCATAAATGGCGAGAAAAACTCTCTAGCAGCACCGCCTTCTCCCAAGCTGGCTTTAAAAGCTATTGTTGTTAGATCTTCTTCTTTGGTGATCCCATTATTTACAGCGTTAAACACAGCCGCTACTGGACGGGTAATGTAATTATAAGGATTGGTGTACGAGAAGTTATAGAAGTCGGTAACCTTGCCATTTTTATCTGTAGCCACAGGTATTAACGTAGAGTTTCTATCCCAATCAGCCGCCATAGAACGCTTGTAAGCATTTATCTGTTCTTGATCTGCGCCAGTTAAAATTGTTCCTGCTTTAACCAAAGAAGTTGGTATTGCTACGTTCACAGATGTTAGGCCCATTAAGCGCCTCATACCTATTTCACGAATCTCTGGAGACTCGCTTGCTAACTCCTTAATGCTTCGACCAAGAATGTTCAAGCTGGTCCTGATCATCTCAGCAGGGAAGGCAACGAAGTTACCAAACGGCATTTGCCTTAGCCTTTTAATGTACTCTGGAACGCGAGAGTAGTTAGGAACGGTGTCTTTGACAATCTCTGCAGCTTCACGTTTCATCGCAAGCTTTAGTTGCTCTTCAGTTAATTCAGAAGCCCTTATGACCGGCCCAAACTCTGTAAAGTTTCTTGGGTCAGATACAGCTATTGATGCATTAGGGTTTTTACCAAACACATTTTCAAGCCGACCAAGCTCCATTTCATAACTGTATGTTTTCCACACATCATCAGACGCTTGATAAAGCTTTGCAGCAAAACTGTTTTGTAGCCCTTGGGTTTTTTTGAACATGGCTTTGCCAAGCCCAGAACCAATTCCAGTACCCTCTGCCGCATCACTCATGAGCGATTCAAACTCACCAATTTTGGCGTTAGTATTAACAACACCTAAATCAATAAGGTCATTGTAATACTCTTGTCTTTCCGCAAGAGTGGCGTTGCTTTTACCTGGCCCAGTCAATCTTTGGTTTAAATTACTGAATACAGTTGATACAGAATTTGCCAAAGCTTTTGAGTTGCCGACATTACCATTAGCCAATGCAAAGAAGCTGGCTGTTGTCGCGTTTCTTATCTGGGTGATTGGGCTGTAAACTGTTTTAGCTATTTGAGACAAACCCTTCAAGCCTAGGAACGTCGAGTAAAGCGGTATGCCCCCTTTGGCTAAATCAAAAATATCAGCACCACCTTCAAGGGCAGCTTTGTACTCGTTCTTTATATACTTGCCAGCAAGCGGACCAAACCTAGATATCTGACCCTCTGATATTTCACTTAAAGGGTTAGAAGATTCTGACCCTATCTTAGAGTATTCACCAACACGAGCATTGGGAGGCAAGCTATCAAAGATAAACTTACGATCTCCAAGCTTGTTGTTGTAATTAATAAGGTTTTTGTAATAGTCGGCTTTAGCTATGTGCTTTGACATAACATCAACAGTCTCAACCATCTTGGTGCGAAGACCTGCCTCTTGCTCTGCAACATCTCGTGCTCTTATGCGTTCAGGCTTGAACCTAGCGACCACATCTTTAGCGCCAGTGTACTCACCTAAAAAGTCTCTAACTGCAGGTAAAGTATCTAACCGCCTATTTTTAAGCATGCCTTGAGATACACCATTCAAAGTTGGTGGATCAACAACATCTTTAGGCTTCATGGCAGCGTTGTTAAAATCGCTTTGCATCATACTGTTTAGCAATTCTTTTGCTTGATTAGAATTTAACTTAGAAGCTTCATCAAGTCCTGCGCTAGACTTAACCAGTTCATCAACAGCTAAAGCTTCTTGTTCAATTGTTGGTTTGTAATTCACATCATCTAAAGCGCGATACAAACGCATTCCGTAGAATGTTTCGTTATTACCAATGGTATCAATCAAGGCTTGCTTTGACTCTTCAGGAAGAAGTGAATCATCTAAAATACTTCTTACAGAGCCGCTCAAACTATCAATATGATCACGCAGCTCTTTTGCACCATCAAAAAGACTTAAGTTTTTCTTGCCGCCAAACAAACTTTTAGGTGCGTTCTTAGCAATAATATCGTCAACTTCTTTAAGCTGTCTTTCGGCGTTGTTTCTTATGGTATCCCTTGATACCCCAGCCTTCATGCCTGTGGTTTCTGCAAAAAGATAATTGTTTAACGTATCAAGAATTTCTGATTTGTTTTGCCCGTTGAATATACCTTCATTCTTATTGGCAAAAGACAAAGCGTTCTCCATCTTCTCAACAGCTTGTCTTGCCTTTGAGTTCTTCGCCGCTATATGTGATACCCGTATAGCGTCATACATGGCTGTAAACCTATCGGGCAACTCTCCTTGTTGAGAAAAATACTTTCTTCCAAACTTACCTAAACGCTCAAAGTTTCGTTGCAGGAATGTAGGATCTTCAAGATCTGGCCTAACACCAACATTACTAAAGGGTGTATTTGGGTCTTTAATGGCTTGCGCTGCTGCTTTAATAAAGTCTGTACCGGCTAGAGCATCTGCTCCAGCGCCAACAGCTTTAGCGCCAAGTTTTGCAATAGCTGGAACGCCAAGGACCACAGCCGCGCCTTCCGCACCTACACGAAGTCGGTTTGATAAGTTGGCTGCAGCAAGTTCTGCCCCCGCTAAATCGGATGTATCAATCCTTTTGGTTGGGCCAGCATCGAAGAAGTCGCCTAGAGTCTCAACATCAGGTGTGGTTACAGCTATGTCTGTAGCTATTGCAGCGCCTATCTTGCCTGAAGTACCTAGCCCCTTGGCCAACTTCATAGCAGCGCCGCCTGGAATAGCAAACTGCCCAATAAATCTTACAGCCTTGCCTAATTCAGTTTGAGTTTCTGGTTTGTACTTGTTGAAAAAGTCTCTGACTGTCTGAATGTTTTCTTCATCAGAGCCTGCTAATTCCATAGGTAGCGTGGCAATACCTTCAGCCGCGCTTACAACACTAGCGCCTAAAGCTCTACCGACATCACCTATGGCAGATACGTCTTCTTCGCCTAGCTGTGCGCCGCGCTCAACCAGTGGGTTTTCATCAAGGTATTTTTGAGCGGTATTTCTAGCCGCATCTTGATCATCTGTATTTACATTTACAGATCTGCCATCAGGCAACCTTACAGTGATCATTATTCAGAAACTTCAAGATCTATTGTTTCGCCTTGGCTTGCTGCTGCAGGAACGCCTCCAGTCATTGTTCCAAAAACTATGTTTTGCGCTCTAGCCATCAATTCAGCATCACTAACGTTTGTATTCATATCATCACCGCGCAGTTCTCCGAACAATGACAATGTTTGAGTTCGCACCTGTTGAGCAAGTTCACTTGCAGTATCTTTACTTAACAGCAAGTTAAGCAACTCATCAACACTTGCTTCTGGCTTCTCTCTCCTTAAAAGCTTAAGGTTCTGTTCCAATGCTGTTTCATCGTCTCTAGCAGCTTCTATGGTTTTATATTCTTCTTTGCCCAAAGCGAAGTCGCTGAAAAAGTCACGCGGCACAAAACCTTCTGATGGTTGAGCCGCTTTAGCTAAAGCATATCTGGTAGCTGGATCTTGCAAGCCTTCAAGCACTCGACCACCTGCACCCTTCAACATACCAAGGAATGTTGAATCTGGTGGTGGAGGTGGTGGACCTTGCTGGACTACAGGTTTTTCACCAGGGTAGCCTGCAGCTTTAGATTTTAAAGCTTCATCTAATCTCTTGGCAGCAGGGTCTGTAAATTCTACTCGTTCTCCAACGTCAGGAGAAATATATTCTTTAAGACTTTCTGGGACGTAGTCTTCGTAAATCTCTCCAGCGTAATCTTTAACCCCTTCAGGAATTAATTCATAAGGAAGAACAGACGCAAGAGTCGCTAACCCACCACCCAAGGCGGTCTTACCCGCAGCCCTTCTGAACTTTCCAGGGCCAGTCTTAGCTACTGTTTCTTTAGCTGCGCCAGCGGCTTTTGTAGGCAGTCCCATTATTCCTTCAGCTTGTTGCTCCGCAGATAATCCCTTTGGCGCCTTTCTTGCTGGAACATTTCCCATGATGTCTGCTTCAGTTGCTTTACGCGCTTTCTTCTTAGTAAGCAGTCTTCTGCCAAGAGAAACAGCGCCTCGCGCAGCCCCTGGGCCAAATCTAATCGCAACACCCGCTGCACCAAGACCAGGAATTGCCGTAAACAATATTTCTGGGTTCTCTTTAACATAACCAACAGCATCTTCCATGGTTAAATTTGACAAAGATTCTGGAAGTTCTTCGGCTTGAGCCAAAAGAGATGCGATCATAGAGTCATCGTCTTCAACCAAGTCGCCATCCGCGTACCCACGGATAGGCGCAACACCTGCCATGATGCCTGCGCCTTGACGCTGCTGTGGCGTTTGAAACATTGGTCTGTTCATAATCTCATCGTACATTACTGAACCCCTGTTCTGTCGCGCTTAACCTTTGAATAGTCTACACGGTAGTAGCCGTCATCGCCCATGGCTACAGCGCCTGGATCAACTTCCATTAACTCTTGAGCAATCACACCTTCGGTCTGATCGTCAACACCCATGGCCTTAGCAGTATCATTCCAATCCCATGTGTACCAACCCACACCTGGCTCAACCTCATCTACCTTGATTACGTTTTCTTTCAAGCGGATGTCAGATGGGAAGAACGATGCAACTGTGCCAGCTATATTAGCAACCTTAGAGAAAGTACTTGGCTTTTGATAAGCTTGGTTTTGATTAGAACCAACACCGTAACCACTACTATACTGAGGCATAAATGGTTGAGCGCCTTGCAGCATTTGCTGTCCACGCTGCAGCCTCATGAACGGCTCATCAGCCATTTGAGTGCCAGCCTTGTACTGAGCATCAAGTCCTGCTTGTTGAATGCCTCTGCCTGTTTGACCAAGACCACCAAGCGTTCCTATCTGCCCAGTCAACATATCAAAGCCTTGGCGACCTAGCCCTGCAATACCTTGAGCGCCTGCTCTTTGATTAGCGCCTGTCATTTGGTAAGCATTCATAGCATTGCCGAACTGCTGGTTGGTCAAGCCACCCATGCCAGATGCTGCGCCTTGCATGCGATTCATTTGATCGCCAAATACATTAGAGCCAAGCTGTTGTGCAGACTGGAACTGGCTACCTAAGTTCTGACCAATGCCTGCGCGTTGAGCGGCTAAAGAACCAATACCTTGCTGCCCCGAAAGACCAAGTTGACCACCTTCAAGTGCGCCACGTTGAGCAAGTTGCTCTGCAGACAAGCCTAGGTTAGCTGCCTGCTGTGCTGCAGATATGCCTGTCTGTGCGCCTGCCTGACCCAGAGAGCCAGTCATTTGTGCAGCCTGCTGTCTACGTCCCTGCGCCTGCTCAAACGACTGTTGAGCCTGCTGTTGAGCTTGCTGGAAGCCTTGTGAGCGCAACTCTGCGCCGGTCTTAGCTTGTTGTTGTAATACGTTGCGGCCTATCTCAGCCTCTGCAATAGCACCGCGAGAGCCACCAAATGCACCTGATTTAACAGCCTGATCACGAGCAGCAATCTTTTGTTTCTCACCTAAGCGCGCAATCTCTGCTTGTTGTGCGTCAATTACATCTCTATTGAACGGGTCCATGAAGCTGCTGGCAGACGATGGATCATACTGATCACCAGTACCCGCTAGTCCTGCTATGCCCTGCATTGCAGCAGACTGACCCATCTGACCAGCAGATCTAAGATCTCTGCCAGCCATTTCTGTTTGGCCTCTAGCACGGGCAGCGGCTTGCGCGGCTTGTTGTTGTGCAGAACCTACCTCTCC